GTTGAAACCTGCAAGCGCAACGGGATTGAGAATCCCCAAGCCTACATGGCCATGATTATCGGACTCTGCGACATCATCAACGAAATGAAAGCAAAGCAGATCAAACCATGACCATCGAAGAAATGAGAACCATCGACGCCGTCAAGACTTGGAAGGAGTTGGAGGAGGCCAAGGAACGGATCAAGCACCTGGAATCAGCCATCCGGAAGACCATCGACGACAACCGACACCTGGCCGATGGGGACAACTGCACCCTCATCGACCTTAAGAAAGCACTCGCATAACCAACGAATAGAAGAGAAAAATGACGATACTCCAACAATTAGGGTTGACCAAGGAATCCATGTCACGCATGGTCGGCCACGTCACTCCGTTCAAGGATCCGAGCCCTCGGATCAACCGGCGGTGGCCGGCTGTTCCAACCGAGATCCGAGATGCCATCCTCAAGGAGGACAAGTCACACACTTACCCAGAACTATCCAAGAAGTACGGTATCTCACTGTCATGTGTATGGAACATCAGGAACAACAAAAACAACAAACAACAATAGAGGAACTACAACGATGGAAACAGTTATGTCACGAATTGGCCGATTGCTTGGGATGCGGATGCACAATCCAACACGGCCTGTGTGTCCAGTGCCACAAAGCACAGAAGCGGTACCGAGCAATACAGATACCTTTGAGGTAGTAGCAGTCAGCAAGAAGAAGAAGAGCAGGAAGCACAACGTCCTGCTCAAACCCAACTACATGAAACTCAGCGATTCAATCGACACGGTTGTCAAACTACGGAGTGAAGGTCTCACCTACCGGCTCATCGGTGAACACCTTAAGATGTCCAAGCAGCGCGTTTATCAGATCATCCAAGCCGGCAAGCAGCGCGATCTGGATCGGTCTAAGTGGACCTTCGGACTCAGCGTTCGTAACGCCAAGCTGATGGAGAAGCTCGGGATCACAAGCAATGAATCCGCGAGGGTTGCTGTTCTCACTGGCGAGATCGCTCCTTTCAAGTGGGCCAACTTTGGTCGCAAGTCCTACAACGACCTCTGCCAGTGGCTCGATGTCAAACCGCTTGAATCGATCCCCAATCGGAAATGTCCTCACTGCGGACTCAAAACATGACCGCTCGTCACCAATACCCACTCGTAGAATCAATCAAGGTGGTCCGTCTCTCCTCGGGGCGGACCATCCGCATTACAAGGGATCGTACCAAGCAGGATCTCAAACTGATCCACGGCGACGGAGACATCCATCTCACCTGCGTCACTCACGCCGACGATCCCATCGAGATGATCAAGACACTGGCCCGCCTCGAAGACGTTCGATCAGTCGAACTCACCGACGACAAAGGCAACGGAATCATAGTCCACAAACAAAAATAACATGCACCAGTCCTCAACACACGATCTAGTCAACGCGCTCAATATCCTGTCATCCGAACTCGATACACCCGATGGAATCCCCAATGCGCTCTGTGCAGAAGCCTCTCAACGTCTCCTTGAGCTGGTCCAGCTCACGAGCGACCTCACAGCACACATCCTCGCTAGCCCTATGCATCACCCTCGATGTAACGCAAAAACCAAGGGTACCTACTGCAATTGTATCCTGGCGCGAGTCCTCCCCTCATGAAGACCCCAAGACACGAACAACCCTGGTACGAATCACGCCTGCTCAATAACAAGAAACCTAGCCCCATCACCAACGAGGAACGAACAAGCATCACCGACGAGAACCGCCGGCTCATCGAGGAGTCGGCCAGTATCATTGCCACCGGCGTCAAACGCGGATGGATCAGCTTCCCGGCCAAGACCGAAGCCGAGACATGGGTGCCATCGCCAACCGGTACCCAGCCACCAGATCCACTCAGCATGATCTGGCCAGAATCCTGACAACCCCCTAACAAGCAACGAATCAACGACATGACAACGCTCCAACGAGCGAGCCTTTGGCTTTCCAAGGTTCCGCCAGCCATCTCCGGATCCGGTGGTCACAACGCCACCTACACCGCCGCAGTCGGTCTCGTCCACGGCTTCGGCCTCTCCCATGTGGACAGCCTCACACTCCTCGAAGACTGGAACAAATCATGCCAGCCACCGTGGAAGGCCACAGAGCTGGCCTACAAGCTCCGGGAAGCCTCGTCCCGCGCTCACAATAAGCCTAGGGGCCATCTTCTCGAAGCCGGGGGATCATCACCCTCCGGGTCATTCGACATCAGCAGGGTGACATTTAAGAAGCCGGTGGCCGATCCTGCCCCGGTGCCCGTTCCATCGCTCAGCCCCGTCGCTCCCGATCCCCAAGCCAGCGAGTTCCGGCGGTTCATGCAGACCGCGTTCGCCCCGACCGAGGTCGTCTGCATCTGCGACGCTGTCGAAGAGGGTAGGCCAGTCAGTGCTGGCTCATTCATCACCATCGAGGAATGGCTCAACCGCTTCGATGATCCCCAGTCCCGCATCCTCTCCCCCGAGCGCGAGGGGATCTTCGTCCGCATCAACCCCTTCAAGCCCAACCTCTACAGCGGCAGCGACAACGATGTCAGCGCGTTCCGCCATGTCCTGGTCGAGTTCGATGACCTCCCCAAGCCCGAGCAGGAACAACGCCTCCGGGACTCTGGCCTACCCATCACCGTCCTCATCGACTCCGGGGGCAAGTCCATCCACGGCTGGGTCCGGGTCGATGCACCCTCCCGCAAGGAATGGGACGCCCGCCGGGATCTCATCTACTCCGCCATCCCCGGCATCGATGCCAAGAACAAGAACCCATCGCGCTACTCCCGCCTCCCCGGCGCATGGCGCAGCCCCACCTCCCAACAGCGATTGTTGGCCACCAGCCTCGGTGCTGCATCCTGGGAGGATTGGCTCACCAACCGGGAGACTGATGATGACCAGTCCACCATCGTCACGGTAAAAGACCTGCTGGACTTCGATCCGGCCAATGATCCGGACAATCTCATCGGCAATCGATGGATCACCCGCGGCTCCTCCATGATCATCAGCGGCGGTACTGGCATCGGGAAGTCGTCCCTCATGATGCAGATCATCACCCAGTGGTGCCTCGGCCTCGACTTCTTTGGGATCGCGCCGATCAAGCCATTGAAGATCGGGGTCATCCAAGCCGAGAACGATCGCGGCGATCTATCCGAAGCCTTCCGCGGGGTGATTAACAAGCGCGTCAGCATTGAGCAGATGCGCCAGCTTCACTCCAACCTGGAGTTCCGAACCGAGACCGTCCGCACCGGCGAAGCGTTCCTCGCCTACGCCCGCCGCTTCATCCACAAGTCCAAGCTCGATCTCATCATCGCCGATCCCCTGTTCTCCTACTTCGGCGGCGACCTGAGCGATCAGTCAGAGGTATCCGTCTTCCTTCGCAACAAGCTCCAGCCCATCCTCCACGAGACCAAGGTCGCTTGGATCTGGATGCACCATGTCGCCAAGCCTCAGCGCAAGGAAACCGGCGAACCACTCACCACAATGGAACTAGCCCACTCAGGGTTCGGATCCAGCGAACTCGCCAACTGGGCGCGGGAGATAGCCGTCCTCCATGAAGTAGGCCAATCAAAGCCTAGACGCTTCCAGTTAGCCTTCTGCAAGCGGGGCGGGAGGATCGGACTCCCTTCCCCCATTCTCAACCTTCAGCACTCAGCCACCGGCATCCAGTGGGAGGAGTGCAACCCCCTCGCGTTCACTGGTGCGGAACTGAAGGAGCAGAAGAAGCCTTCTTATCCTCGTCGAGGGCGGCGAGCATAGCCTTCAACCATTCATCCTTCTCGATTGTAGCGCGGGCCATCTTCATAGCCTCACGGGCTTCGGTGGCCCTTTTCTGTATCTCGATGACATCGGGATCAACCTCCTCCTCCTCCTCAGGCTGCGGTTCCCCCTCCTCCTCCTCCCTCCGCTTGGACGCCGGACGCTTCGGCTCCAGTTGGCCAAGGAGTCGTTCATGCTTCTTCACCGAGGTCTTCAGATACGCGACATCACGCTTCAGTTCATTGATCGTCCTCAAGAGCAACGCCACCCGATCCTCGTCCTCCGGCGGAACCCAGTCACACCCACGCCACTGCCTATGAACCATGTCATAAACTATGACCTGGGACTTCTTGTTCCTCATCGAATTGAAGGCCCGGATCGCCCGACCCAACTCACAGGCCATATTCTCCCGGATGTAGGCCAGTACCTCGGACTTGTCCGGGTCGGCATCGTGGCGTTGCGGGGGCATCAGTCGGAACATCGACCGAAGCGTGGAACCATTGTCCAGATAACTCATAGCAAGAACAGATTGCGTCGTGTAGACCCATTCGTCAATGCAAAGGAAGATAGATTTTGCACCCCACCCCACAAGGTTACCATCCCCCCTGCTACTCTCCCTTAGAGGGAGACTTACACTCCCTCTAATAAGGGAGTTAAAAACCGCGAACGCCGCAACGCTTTGCAGGGGGCTCTAACGGCCCCCACGCTGCGGCTGCGGTTTTTGAAAACCCTCCACTGATTACGAAGTATTGGTTTGGAAGCGAGGGGAGGATGGCGATTGCTGGAGCGGGAAGGGGGCTAGGAGCGCGTTTGATTGGCGGGGAGTATGGTGACAGCGGATGACCACTGATCGGCCATTGCGCGGGCGATGCCGGGGTAGGTCTTGGATCGCTCCTTCCAGCGGGTGGGACTGGGGCCGAGTTTGTTCTGGCCGCTAGGGGTCTGATTGGCCCACCTACCGGAAGCTGGCAGCGGCAGGATGTCGGTGGGTACCAGCGGGGGCAGATTCTTGAGCCACAAACAGGTCCGCTTGCTCGCGTTATCACCGAACTGCCACGGCTGTATCATCTGGGTTGGTTTGCATATCCGTGTGTTGATAGCACCTATTGGGTTCTCTATCGCTATACGGGGGATGCCGCTATTGAGTAACAGGTGGACGAAGTCGAGTGCCTCCTCGGTCAGCTTGGGGTCGCGAAGCCCCCTCGTGGTCCAGTGCATCCCGCTGGAGCAGAGGTAGGTGCAGGGTGGGAAAGCGATCATCATGTCCCATCGCTGGGTCAGGAGGTCGCGCACATCACCACGGTAGTGCTGGCCGGGGGTATCACTCGGCTCGAAATCACAGCTCCAAGCATCCCAGCCTCGGGCCGCGAACTCGTCGCGCACCCGTCCGCTGTACTCGCAGGCCACAAGAACTCGTTTCATTGGCCCACCTCCGCACCAAGGAAGAAGTCCTCCTCCCGCTCGTTCATCGTCACACCGTCAGCCCATGTAAGGCCGGTCATCGATTCGTTGTAGTCGAAGCGGATCAGGAACTCCCCGATCTTCGGAGCATGGATCACCCGATACCCCTCGTTCTTCCAATGCACAGTGCGTCCGGCCAGCACCGCGGACTTGATCTCAGCAAGGGTCACAGCGCACCTCCCTTCGCGGCCACTGCCTTCCAGCCCGTATACCGTGCGTCGCAGTAGACCAACACATCGCAAATCGATACACCCGGAACCTTCACCACCACCCCGAACGGACGCTTCTGGGTCCGAACCGCAATCATTCCAGCAGTCTCCGCAGACTTCCGCAGGAACTCATCGTACCCGCTCCAGTCCTCGTACTCACGCTCGTCCATCCACCGAGCCTTGGCCTGCTCCACAGCACCGTTGATCTTGCTCGCGTAACCACTGATCAGTCCGATCAGCTCTTCCTTCTTCGTTTGATTCATGTTCGTCGTTGTTGCACCACCGCACCATGCGGCGATGGGCTACACCTACCGCACCATCTCCATCGTGGTCAAGAGGGAAAATACCGCACCATGAAGATTTCCTGTACCCCGGTTTCCGAATCCCGATTTCCGAATTCCGAAATCCGTATGGCGTATGGGAGATCCGGAATACCGCACCATGTACTCGGGGACCGCGGGGCGGGCGCGGGGCGCGGGCGGGCGGATCCTGGCGGGGTGTAACGGGGTGGGACATGGCGTGTCGTACCTCGGGGTTCTATGTAAATAGCGGGGTCGGACATTGGATGTCATGGGGGGGGTGGCAGGGGCTTGTGACATGGGGGCTGGCCAACTAGGAAGGCAG